GTGCAATTGCCCACTTGCGTCTAACAATTCGGCGTGTTATAAATTCTTATGACAAAATACGGCTTGCGCGCGAGGTGAGCCTGTAATGGAACAAATCTTGGGCGAAGGCGTGGAGCGACAAAGCGCGGAAGATTGGATGCGTGAACTATTCGGCTATTCTGAACAGGAAGAAAATAAACCCGCCGAACAAGCACAACAGCCTTCTGAAAAAGAAGAGGCGGAAGTGAATTTAGAAGAAGAAGTAAGAGCTTTGCGCGCTCAGTTGGCGCTAATGCAACTTAATGCCATCGTAGAGCGCGCAAAGGCAGAATTCTATTCGGAAAATCCACATCTTAAGGACTATGCAGACATTATTGAAAAATTGGCGTCCGTTCGCATCCAAGAAATCTTTGCGAGCGGAAAACAACTGGATAGTTGGGAGAAAGTTCCCGCATTCATCAAGGGTGTCTTGAATGAAGTTGGGAAGAATTTAGAGGAGCGGTTGGGTTTAGGCAAGAAAACAACGGCATCTGGGTTGGTGGGAATTCCCCCTGCTGGGGGAGTTCAGGCGGGAGCGGGCACGGAAGAAGACGAGTATTCCAAGTATCCCGGCGTTGAAGCACCTTTGGGAAGAAATATGTCGGTTCGTGTCATTTCGGAGGAAGACTTGTGGAAGTGGCGTAGGGATGCTGCAAGGCGATATGTTGAAGAGAGGTTGAAAGAATTGAAGAAGCGACAACAGGGGTGGGTAGAGGGTTATCGGCGTTGATTTTTTCGTTGACTTTCATTCAAACTCTTTGCTGAGGTGATAGTGTATGCCATCACGAATGGTGCTGTTTCAACCGACATTGGGTGGCTACTTGGTTTTTCCAACTTTGTCCGAGCACCTGCGGCGGGCAACTTACCCGTTGTATGAAATGCGCCAATTTGCTCGCCCTGAATACACAGAGGCTCGGACGGGCGAAATTCACTACTTTAACCGAGTTGGACGAGTAACGACGCTGGTTAATCCCATCGGCGAGCAGGAGCAGGGCGTTCCTTTGCCCGTGCCCACCATCAGCCGAGGGAGCGTTACCGTCCAAGACTTTCTTGCCTTCGTGGAGTATACCGAGCGGCTTGAGCGCTTTGCGGAATGGGATGTTCAAGAATTTCTGACCGAGACGCTCAAGTTCAACATGGCACACAACCTTGACTTTCAAGTTGCCAAAGTCCTGAAAGAGACGCCTGTCAAAGCAGTTCCATCCTCGGCAACCTCAACGGTTTTTGTAACGAGCGGCACGCCTCCACCGGCTGGTTTTGCTGGTTTTAGGTCTGCCCACTTAAAGGACATTGCCGACTATTTCCGACTGACGCTTCAAGTTCCGCCTTATGACGGAACGAATTATGTTGGTATTCTTCACGGCGCTGCTATTCGTTCCCTTTATGACGAAGTGACCGAGGCGTTCATGAAATATACTAGCCCTGATGTCTTCTTCCGCTCCGAAGTTGGCAGTTGGTATAATGTCCGATTGGTTCAGACCAACAATGCGGACGCCCTCAGTGCCGCTGCTGGAACCGGTGTCAACAAAGTTCCCGAAGGTATCTTTCTTGCGGCGGACCCCATCATTGAAGTCATCAGCGTTCCCGAAGAAATTCGCACGGAGGCTGTTGCTAACACCTTTGGTCGGATTAAACGAATTGGTTGGTTCTTTAGCGGCGCTTGGGCACTCACTTGGGATACTCCTAATCCCGGCGAGTGTCGTGTAATTCACTTTACTTCTGGTTAATGAAGGAGGGTTGCCGATATGTTAGGTGATGTCTTTGAAGCACCCCGGCAGGTTGTCGTGTTGGGCGCGGATGTTAACACCGCAAACAACCTGATTGCCACCATCCCATCCGCCCACATCTTGAATGCTAACCTTTCGGGTGATGTTGCAGCGCCAGTTGTTCTTGGTGTTTCCTATGTTGCTCGTGGTGCCAACTGGGCACAGGATGTTGAGTTAACTCTGACGGAAAAGAAACAAGACGGTAATACTGTTAAATCCGTGGTGGTTGTCCTGCCTGCAAAGGATGTTGGTCAAGGCGGCATGGTTCAACTTGTTCCAGAGTTCCAAGCAGCCCCGGGGAACTTCATTGAGGTTGTTGTTACTACGACTGCAAACGCTGTTGGTGCAACTGGCGACATTGCAATTAACTACATTATGAGCGTTGAGTTGTTGCCATTGCAACGACAAGTAGTTAGCACCGAAAATGTCTAATCATAACGCACTTGGTTGATGCTGCTTGGGGAAGCGTGGGCGGGTTTTATCCGTCCACGCTCCCCAGCATCCGAGGTGACAGGAAGTGCCGTTTCATCCCAAAGAGCCTTATAATGTCCACATGGCGCCACACCACCCACCGATTTACGAACAAGGCGGACATTTCTTCTATCCAGACGGATGTGAAGTTCCTTTAGAGGTTGCAAAGCGGCTGCTTGACTACAATCCAGAACTGTGTAAGCGATGGGGAATTCCCGTGAATTATACCAAATGGGTTTGGATGGAAGAAGTTGAGGCGTGGGATGACAAAAGGATTAAAGACAGGTTGCAACATCGCTTCTTTGACGCCAAAATTTTGCGAGGTGAATTATGATGTTGGGCAGGCTGTTGGATGTGCTTTCGGTCGCTCTTGAACTTAACAAATTCCGAAAGTTTCTACAACAGGAAGCACGAGAATTAGCGAATGCGTTGAAAAACAAGACCGTTGAAGAAATTGAAAATCGTTTCGTTGAAAAACCAATTCCCGTTGGTAGAACGCAACTTGGGCAACTAGTCTTGTTCGTCAGTCCGAGCAATCAAAAGCCCGCGCCACTAATGTTTCATTTGACTTCGCTTAAAGTGCAGAACAAGCGATACATCATCTGGGGCGGTGTCTTGTATGCCCGGTCTTAATTGGCGTGAAATTTTGAGTGTCGTTGGTGTTTTTGTCTTTGTCATGACTGCGTTTATTCTTGCCGACATGTATGCATGGGCGGCATTTATAGGAGGTGTCTTGTTATGGCTCGGCGTAGTGGAACTATGGGCTTATCAGACGCTCCACAAGACATTATCGCAGATGTTCTGGGAGAAGAAGCGAGAGCACAGGGAAGTGTGGGCAGTCCTAATGCTGGTTCTGACGCTGGCGATGGTTCTCCTGCTCCATCACCTGTCTCGGTAAATGTTGTGATGGATGAGGATGGTGTAGTAACTCTACCCGCCGGCTCAAAAGAAATTTACCGCCTGGATTTCATGACGCCCTCGGGTATGCTAAGGATGACCAAAAGTCTGCTTCCCACAGGAGAGGAAATTTGGCACTTCAGTATCTGGAATAACCCCATCACCGCCAAGCAAGCAGCGCAAATTCTGAAAGAATACGGATTAGTTCCCTTGGTTCCTAAGGATGCTTTGCCCTACTTACCTGATTTGGTTGAGGGGTGAGGTGATATGGGAAAAACATCATCCATAGACCAAGTTGTTGCCATTATCGTGCCTGCATCTATGTCTGCAACAGATGCCTCGGAGTTAATGGGGTTGATAGCATATTGGTTCACCAAGAGGGGGTTCACCTGCTTTAGTTGTGGAGATACATGCGAGACAGCATCTATGATGGACACATACAACGAGAAGGATGACACTTATGCCTTTTTCTTTGTGCCCAGTTGTGAGGTGTGTGCTCAAGAACTTGAAGATGGAAGCGAAACATTGCTGGAACTTTTTCAAACAAGGGTTAAGCGATTGGTTGCGAGGGAGGGATAAGGGTGAATGTGGGAGAACTTTGTGAACTCATTTATTCGCATATCGGCACAAAAGACCGAATTGGACGAGCAGACATCTATCGTCTGCTTATTTCTATGCACAGAGAAACCTTTCAACGAGCCACCTTTTATTCTCTGACTGAAACGGCAATTCTTGAACCATCTAGTAACTGGACTTTTGTTTTACCCGCGGATTTTGGAGACGATTTGTCTGTCATGGTCGTCGGTAAGAACAGGATTTTTGCCACGCCGATATTTCCCTTTACGAGCAAAAACGATTACTACGGGATAGTTGGGACTAGAGACCTGCAATACATCAACAATTTTTACTCGCCAACCATTCCTTACGCATACTACATTGGAGTTCCTGCAGAAGTTTGGACAAACTATACAGGAATTATCCAATCAGGAAAAGAAGACTTGCTTTCATTAAATGTATTTCCGCCCGCAGATATAACCCAATATGAACTTTCGTTGCTGTATTATCCCATTCCACCGTTGACAATTGCAGGAATTACAGATGCTTACGAAAGCCCTCTTATGAAAAAGTATCCCGATTATGTTCTTTACGAAATGATTTACAGGTGCTATGCTTTACTGCGGGATTTTGAGGCGGCACAGATGTTTAAAGCCCTTGCAGACCAAAAGTTTCTTGATGCAAAAGCAAACGAGGTGCGAGAAGTATTAACTCCACCAAAGACGCTTCATTTGGTAGCAATGAAGTTCAGGCGTCAGCCGCTACCCGGTCCTGCAGTTCCGCAACCGTGAGGTGATGTATGATGCCTGCTACACGACCGACAGACCTACAGCAATGGCAGTTGGTGATGCCCCGAGCGGGTTGGGTGGATGTTGAAATCCCTTTAGGTGGAGACGAGGGGCAAAGCCTAAGTTTCCTGCACAACTTCCGAGTTTGCCGAGACGGTTTAGAAACGACGCCCGGCTGGAGGGCGCCTGTAAGCGATGTAGTTGGGGGTGCAAACAATTCGCCGGGAAACTTTCTCGGAATAGTTTCGGTCCCGCGCCCAGACGGCGTTATTTGTAACTTCTACTTCTTTGAAAAGCGTATTTACATGAGTAGGCTGGGCGCAACACGAGAGTTTTTCAATGTTACGCCGGGCGGTTGGACGGGAAATGTTTTGAATACCGTTCCTGACATAACCTTCTTTCAAAACAGGTTTTACATGGCAGTTCCGCATCCAACATATGGCGGGGTTTATGAGTTGCAACCCGATGCAACATCCCCAATTTGGATGCTTATTTCGGGCTCACCAAAAGCAGAAACAATCGGAACTTTGGGGTTTAGGTTGGTTGTGGGAAATACAGCCAATACAAGTAATGGTGCTGTTTACCGAATTCATTGGAGCGGTTTGAACAACCCATATGCTTGGGACCCCTTACAAAACATTGACTTGCCTTTGTATGACACGATAATTCGGTTTTTGCCGTTTGCCGAAAATATTTTGGTTGTCACACAAAACAGGTTTTATGTTTTGGCTTATACAGGAAACCCACAGACACCGTTCGCCGTATCCTTAGCGACAACGCTTCCTTCGCAGATAAAAGACAAGCGCCAAGTTCAGTCCATCATGCTTCACGATGTAAACATGATCGTGTATGCCATTGATAGCGGGCTTTATGCTTTTAGCGGAAACGAAAGCGTGTTACTTAGCCAAAACATTGATAAAACTTTCCGAAATACAGCGGTCAATGCCGACAATATGATTGTTGCTTATAACCCACTGGACGCCGAAATTTATTGTATTCCTCACGGCTCCTCTTTTGCTGACCATTGTTTGGTTTATCAGGTTTTGTTTAGGTCATGGTATCGTAGAGACCGCCCCGCATCGCCGCAAGTTTACATGGGCATAGAGAACTTTTCAAATGACGACAGGATTGCCGTTCCGATTTTTGTCACTTACGATAGTTCTTCTTACACATTAAACACCTACAAATTGCGGTTACCATACGATGATGTCCAAAAACGAGACACGGCTACCTTCAACGGCGAAATACACATTCCTGTATCTGAAATTGGACCCCCGGGTGGTCAAAAAACACTTGTAAGCACCCTGTTATGGTGGACGATACAGGGGGCGTCTACTGATATTACGGGCAATTGGGAGATAAATGTTGCGGTTTCGCACTCTTTGCCCAAACTGACAAACCCCAGTGCATACGACTATCAACTTCTAGGTAGTTTACCCGTTATAGGTTCAAGCGAAGAAATTGGAGTTCACCAAACAGGGCGATACATCCGAGCCAAAATTGTAGCATCTGGATTTAGCACGCGGGTTGTGTGGCACGGCATCTTTGTCTTCTGGCATTAATGCGAGGTGATAAATTGTGGGATTTAAATTCAAACCGTTTAAAGCACTAAAACGCGCCGTTGGTGGTGCGCTCAAAAAGCCATTAAAGACGGCGGCTGTTTTGGGGGGTCTTGCGCTTACAGGCGCATTGGGTGCTGGCGCAAAAGCGCTTGCAACGAAGGGTTTAGGAAAGTTGGTAGGCAAAAAGGCTGTTGGTAAGTTATTGTCAGGTAAGGCGGGAAAGATACTTCCTTGGGCGGTGGCGGCTTTGGGGGCTGGTGCGGGCAAACGCCAGGAAGTAAAACCCCAAACTTGGACGCCACAATTATTACAACCCTTTTATGAGCCCGGTCAGGCTGGAGTTGTGGGGCAGGAACTTTTTAAACAATTACAAGCATGGGGTGGATATTCGCCCGCGGCGATGGCGCAGCAGGGCGCTGCTACAACCCATGACTTGGGGATGTTTGCTGCGTTGCAGGCAACAAGACCCACAGATTGGGGCACTATCGTGGGCTCGGTGGCTTCAATGATGCGTCCTTTGTTTGAACAACAGTTGGGTAGACAGATGCAGATGTTACACGAACAACTTGCATCAGCGGCAGGAAGTCCGTCAGGCGGCGCTATAATGGAGGCGCTTACGCGGTTTGCCGGCGAACAAGAGCGCGGCTGGCAATCTATGCTTGCAGATTTAGCCCAACGAGAGTTGGCACGACAACAAGAAATGGCGCAAAGATGGGCAATGGCAACACCTGAACTGTTCAGGGGCGCTTTAGGACTGGCAGCAACACCATCGGAGATGACAATGCGAATAGCAGAGCATCTGCGCGGTGTGTATGGCGGAATGCCCACAATCCCGATGTATGAACCTTCTTTGCTTGAACAACTTGCAGGGGTTTACGGTGCAGGTAGACAACTTGGTTGGTTTCCACCTATAAAGTTGTGAGGTGAGCCTTATGCCAGTAACCTCTCCAATGTCCGCATCTATGTTAAATGCATTAATGCAAAGTGGGCTTTTGCCTTATAAGGGCGGCGTTTGGGGTGGGGTGTTGGGTGCATTACGAACCATTATGGACGCAGAACTGCAAGCACGAGAGAGGTCGTTGAACCTTTTGCTTTCCTTAATACAAGGGATTGGACCCGCAAGATTTCTTGCAATTATAACATCCGAGCCATTTAAGAAGTGGATACGCAAAATAGACCCCAATGTTGCGTCTGTTTTAGAGGGAATTCCTAATTTGGCAGAAGTTATGGAATTGACACAAGCACCCTCAGATCAAAACCTTGCTACTGCTACAGATTTAATCCCACCAGAAGAACCCACAACCCTTCCCGCTGCTGCCTCCATTTTAGCCGCACCTGAAATAAAGCCCATTGCTGCTACTACCGGCGCTCTTCCCAACATTCCGCTACATGAAATACCCGCTATTATGGGTTACTCAACTCCTTCGTTGCGTGAATTGTCTTACTTGTTATATCGTGGCTCGCGGCGGTGATGTTTATGACGGAGGAAATTATCACTATCAGGCAAAAAGCACAAGCGGCGATTACAGACCCCTTTGCACCGCCACCCAGTGTGGATGAATTAGCGGCGATGTATGGTGCAAACAATCTTCCAACTTTTGAGGAATACAAACTTCGGTTCCTTAAGAACGCGCCACCAGCAGTCGTGAATTTTTACAAAAACCTGCGAACCCCAAGGGGCGCAGAAAAGTTTATGAGGCTTATGTTATGGTATCCAGAGATATTACAGTCCTTAGTAGAACAATCAAAAACATTTGTGCCGTTTATCTTACCCTCTGACGAAATTGAAATCAGTTTTGACTGGGCACAAAAGCGACGAGCAGCCCAAGAGCAGATTTTTGACAAGGCAATGAAGGCATATTTGGATATCACTACTATTCAGACCAATAAGCAACAATTGCTTGCCAATTCTATGGTTGAGCGGGTGTCAAACATAACAGACCCGACAGATTGGGTTCGTGCTTGGAAGGAAAGCACCATTTTCTGGGGAACTCCGTTTGCACCCACAATTCATGGCGCATTTATTCTGTCTGGTGTCAAAATTCTTCGCCAAAACCCCACAGAAGAAACAAAGAATCTTATGCGGGCGACGGTCCCGCCCGAAATTTGGCATGCAATAGAAACGCAGGCGTCTAATCTGCAAAGGTTTCAAGACTTTTCTATTTCAATGATACAAAGCAGCGTTGCTGCTGCTGAAAAGTGGAGAAACACGCTGGGGGCTTTGAATATCCAAGTTCCCGAACTTGATGCAGCAATAGAGATGGGCAGAAAGGCTGTGGAATTTTTACAACAAGTTCCGAGAGAAGAACTTCCGACAATTGCCAATCAGGCTTTAACTCATTTGGACAGAGCAATAACGAGAGCAATGACAATAGCCAATACGAAAGTTAGCAAAGGCATAGGAGATTTAGTCNCCGCTGTGCGACAGTTGTTAGCGCAGGTAGGAAGCGGAACAATACAGGCTGTTAATAATTCCCTTACACAATTCAGAAGTTTTGTGGGTCATTTAGGAGGAAGGATTGGTCAGGTCATGGGTGATGATAAGGGCATCGTAACTTTTAATTCTTGGAGGAGTATTTTAGAGGAGGTCAATAAGGCTTTGGATAACTTGATTGAGGTAGGAGAGGAAACAGGTGCTTACTTTGTAGAACCCTTAAGGATTTTGAAATCAATGGCGAACGGAAAGTTGGCATTGCTTGATTTTTCTGAGGGGCTCTACAACAATTTAAAACAAACCATGAAACACCCTGACTTTTTGAAACTTCCACCCAAAGCAGAATTATTGGAACTGGAAAAGAAAACCAAGAGTGTGAATTTACAGCGTGCTATAATTAATTTGCGGCGTGCTATGCTCAGTTTACAGGATTTAAAAGACAAAGTGGCTAACGACAAGTTCAAATTTAAGTTTGATGTCCTACATCGTTATTTCAACGACACACGCCAATTATTGGCGGCTCTTAAAAGTGCGGGAATTACAAGAGTGGTGAAAACAGAAGATGGCAAAAAACTTCTAAAAGACGCCCTTGCAATGACCCGTAACCTTGCCGCGCCCGGTGTAGAGAAAATTTTGGGTCCCGAAATTGCACAAAGGTTGCGACACGATGTTATTGACAAGGATATAAAGCACGCCCTTGAAATTCTTGACAAACCATCCAACCAAATAAAACCACAGGACGCCGAATTTATAGACGGTCTTGTTAACACCATTTTACTTGAACTTGCTAATGCACACGACGCCATGAAACAATTTTTAATGCAACAAGGTGTCTTGCCAACAACGCAAAGTTTGCCTCCTGATTATAATTTCTTTGGTGGTGTCCCGCAGCAGTTTGGGGGCGCAGGAGAAGGGAGAGGAATAGACCCCACAACACAGGCAGCAATTCAATACTTGCTTGTAAAGGAACTTCAACGACAAATAGAGGGCGAACAGGCAGGGGCAATCACCCCTCCACCTTCCACAAAACAAACGGGGCGGTCATCAGAGAAGCCGCCTCAAATAGTAGTTACGCCTGAAGAAGTTGTATTTGGAACGAAATTTGGAAAGAAAGAACCAACAAAGAAAGAACCAACAAAGAAAGAAGAGCCAAAGAAAGAACCAACAAAGAAACAAACGGCTCCACCGCCAAAGAAGGAAGAAACAAAGAAACAAACAAGCACGCCGCCAAAGAAGGAAGAAACCAAATCGTCTAGGACAACAATGCCTAGCCTGATACCGCCATCGCCACCCGGTCCGCCTCCTTGACGATAGTGGAAATTTTCGGAGGGGATGATTAATGCTTCGTCGCGCACAACAGAATGAGTTCGGCAAATCCGAGGTTGCCCGTATATTCTTTGAAGAAGCCCTACGACAGGGCGTTCCGCCCCAGTCCATCTTTGCTTGGCTTTATTTGCTGGAACTTGAGGGCGGTAGCCCGTATGCTGTAACTCTTGAAGGTAACAAGACGCGTTCTTACGGTCCGTGGCAGATAAATGATGCGCGCGCCGAAGGGGTTAGAAAGTTGGGATTGCGATTTCCCGACGACATTTATGCCACACGAAAGATGACACCCAAAGAAATCCACAATCGTATGATGAACCATATCCGATACATTATTGAACAAGACAAGCAAATACGGGCTGCTCTTCAGAAATACAATCCCGAAGCATACAAGACCATTTTTGGAAAGAGCATGGGAGAGTTAAGCCTCCGTGAACTTGCATACCTCACGGGATATTACATGGCAAGTTGGAACGCCCCCGCATTTGCACAACGAGTTGCTAAAGGTGATTTTAGACCCCTCGTGCCCGGGGTTGCGGTTTACAGACTAGCCGATTTTAAACGGAGGCACGAAGCATTTACTAATGCCCTTCGTAATTGGGAGCAGTTGACATCCCAATTTATTGCCCGACAGCGAGAAGCCGCAAAGAAAGGTTTTGAACTTGCCATTTACGATGCCCTCAACATGCCGACAATTCAACAAAGAACGCAACGAGCACCTCTTCCCGCAATGCCTTATGAGGAATTGCGTTTGGCTTTAATGCCCGGGCTGGTTCAGACGCTGAATGCTTTACCACAGGCTATTCAGATGGCACTTCCCGAAGCAATAGAAGAAGCAAAGAAACATTTTGTTGGTATGGAAAACTTGCTGCCTGCAGACAAAGCCAAACAAGTTCCCTATGCCACAGCACTTGCTCTAATTGGAGCGATACGGCGGCAAGATAGTGCCTTTTCTACGGCATGGGAACTGCTACCCGATGCAAAACGACGAAAGATACTTGATACTATTGTTCATTGGTCGGAGAAGTTACAGAAGGTAAAAGACGAAGCGCAACGGCAAAGACTGGAAACCGATGCAATCAATGAAATTGCTCAGTCAATTTACCCAGAGCCACTTTCATCGGAATATTTCAGGACAATCGCAAAAACGGTATGGCAGCATGTTAGGGATTTTGCGGCGGGATTTTTGAAGGAGATTGCTGCCGAACCCGCGGCGATTACAGCGGCTGCTTTCAAGCGAAAAGAGTGGCAACAGGCTGTTGCAGAACTTGATAGAAGAGCGAAAACAGCAAAGGGTGTGGATAAAAGAGCAATAGAGATAGCACAAAGCGCTTTACAACGAAATCCGCTTGTTAGTTTTCTTTGGGGCGGTGTTGTTAAGGGGTTCTTCCATATGGTGGGTTCGTTAATTCTTGGCGCTGCGCGGAGAGTTGTAGAAGGAAATGTTCTCTTTCCCGTTCCTTTCCAACTTCCTTTCCAATATCCGGGTCAAGAAAAACTACAAGAAGCAATAACCAACGCAATGTTGTGGCTAGACAAACAATTGGGTCCGACGCTTGTTTCTGAAAGCGAACGATTAGCAGAAGACTCCGAGTTTAGGAAACAACACTTAAAAGAGGCGGTTATGTTCTTGGCTTCTTCAGGTCTGAAAAGAATGTTACGATTGGTAGGAAACCGATACGAGCCAACAAATGAAGGGTGGAACTTATATGCTTCCACCGTTTTGCAAAGCAGGGTTTGGCAACACTTGAACTCTGTCCTTCAAAAATATGCAAAAGACCACTGGTCACTTCGTATTCCCGCCGAAGCAAATCTTATGGATTTTAGAAACTTGGGTCCCATTTTGGGCATTTCCGCAGCAACTCGGCTTTTGGGTCTTGCGGGTAGAGCCGCACTTGTTGCCGGACGAACGATGAAAGCAGAGGAAGCCCTCGCTTCTATGTCCATCCTCGCAGAAACGCGAAATATGGAAGCGGCACTTAAGTTGGCGGGAGGGTTGGCTAATCTTTCTGCCAGACAGCGGTTGTTCCAGAGGATTATAGGAACTCTTGAGGCAATAATTACACCCGGCTCTGCGGCAGAAAAGTTATTACACAGGTTGTTCTTAAATTCGGAACTTAAACGGATAGGAATTGATGGTATTCGTGGGCTTGAGGCTATCGCAAAGAACGCAGGAGCCAACGCTGCTCTTGCCGTCGTCAAAGATGTGGCTCCGAGGGTTTTAGCGAAAAGTCGGCTCGCATCTGCATTTATTACTGGTTACGCCTATACTTGGGCGGGTATGCCAACACATTTAGAGGGTCCCGAAGCGATTGGAAACTTCTTGGGTAGTTGGCTTGTTAACACCTTCTTAGACGCACCACGGCTTTATCATGGTGTCGTTGACCTTATAAAAGGTAAAACGAAACACCCGCATCAAATTCTCTCGGACCCCATCTTTTCCGATGTTATTGCTAAAATCTACCAAGAGGGCTTTGTGAAATACATGATGCAAGACCCAACGGTCTTAAAGACGAACATTGATGCCCAAATCGCTAATACTCTAGTTGCCCTCAGTGACCTTAACGCCCTCAGCCGTATCGCCAAAAGCCGAAACCTTGACAAAATCACGCTTGTTCTGAATATACCCACGGAGAAGGAACTTCGGATTTCCCGCCACATAGATACTTCTTTCAAAGACGCCATTGCGTCACTACCAGATAGAGAACGCAAGTTGATAGAAAGAATGATTGAGGCTTTCAAGTTGTTTGAGGATGCCAAAAAGGATGCAAGGAGAAGGAAAAAAGTTCCAGCCGAGTTAAGCAAGCCCGCGAACATGTCAGAGGCGGAGTGGTTCCAATATATTGTAGATAGTTGGGTCAGACGGATGAGCAACAACAAAACTTGGGGCAGGAAGGAGATACATCCCAAAGATATTGCCAGAAGCCTCGCTGCCCTTCATATATTGACGCATGCACGATGGTTTGGCGAATATTTCGCAAAAGACGACCCTGCCGTTGCCCAGAAAATGTTTAGCACGATTATTAGTTATGGTTTGCGTGCTATAGAAGAAGCAGAAAAGAAAGTTGGAGAGATTGAAACCAAAGACCCAACAGAAGCAGCAACAAAGGCTAAAGAGATTTCTGACGAGTTTTTGAAAGTCTTTTATGGTGGCTTTCCGTTATTCACAGACTTGTTTAAGTCCTATATGGCACACAAACTAACTTTGTTTGCTGCTGCAGCGATTGCCCAATCTGGCGGCGCCCTCAAAGACACCGAGGAAACATTACAAGTTAAATTGACGGCTGCAAACTCCAAAATGCTTCATACCTTTATTACAAACCTTCCAAAGTTCATGATGAGGTTTATGTCTGGGGAAAAACACCAAGACTTGATAAAGCATTGGGAAGAAACAGTGGAGCCTGTTATGCAAGCAATTATCAGCGACATCGTTGAACCTTCAAAGATTGTTGACATTGCAAAGAATGTCGTGGCTGATAGGTTGCGCTTAAGCANACAAAGAACAGAGATTACTCCGTGGCGAGAAATCGTTCGTAACCTGAAAGCCCTTGAGGCTGCCTTGAAAGCAGAACAACAAGAAAGACAATCGCAAGAGGCTAAGGAAAACGAGGCTGTCGCCCAACTAATGTCCGCGGATTTTCCAGAAACGGCGGAAGTTTTATCAGAAGCATGGACAAGAGAAGAAATCCCATTGGTGGTCATGTCTTTGTGGGGAGAAGACTTTATACCCGCTCCCACAGATACATCTACTTTAGTTCCTCTTGTTGCTGTTGAACCCAACAGAGAGTGGAGAAAAGTTTGGTCTGCAAGTCAACCCAACAACCCAGAAATGGCAGAAGAAGCACGAAGAACATGGGACGCTGCCATCCGAAGTTTTGCCCTCTCCCTTCTTTTGCCTCCAGAAATTTCGGGGCATTATATCAGCGATAAAAGCAACTTTCCAATTTTGACCATCGTTCCCGCAAGAACAGCCATCAAGATTAGACAAATTCCCGAGGTCACAACCGAGTTCCATCTTATTGCTGTAGATGCTGGCAGTGCGGGCAAAAGAGCGCCAGACCAAACCGACGAAGTAATTTTGATTTGGGCAAACAAAACGCATTGGGATGAAGCAAGCGCAAGAAGACTGGGCGTCGCCATTAGGGATGTTTTGTGGAAAGAGAAAATACCGGGGGAATTTTGGAAATTCGTTGCAGAACTTTGGTCAGCCGTCCCCGTGGAAAATATTCCTATACACATCAAAGCATTACTCGTCAGTTTGGCTGCTTTTGACCAATTTCCAGATTTCTTCAAAAAGAGAATGGGCTTGGATACCCCCGAGTTTGATAATATTCGTGAATTCTTGAGCCAAAACTGGGAGCAATTTGTAACCCCAGAAACCGACGAATACTTAAATACAACCATTAATGCAATTAATGATGCATACAAAGGAGGAATGGCAATAGTAGATAAGCAGTTCTTGTCAAGGTTTTCAAACGCCTTGTTATTGGGCAAGAAAATAGGGCTACCTGATTTGGAAGAAAATGTTGGCATTGCAGCATTGTTTATGTCGCTTTCACCCTTTGCGACCTTAGAACAACAATACAAAAGACTGCGACCAATTGCGTTCTTGTTTGCAGACCATTTCATCCCAGTGGGGAGAAGGGGCATATTTGAGGAAACAATGGAGACACTACGAACCAGTAAACTTGAACCCTCATTAGCCGCCCGCTTTGGAAACCGATTTGTTTATGTCAGGAATGGCGATTGGGACTTCAAAGTTTCCGAAGACGGAACCCACTGGGTTATAACAATTCCCAAAGAAGAGGAGCGGTTGTTCTGGGCTTACTATGCAGCGAGGTTGCAACATGCCACCGCTTTCTTTGATGCAAGACACATAACAGCAACACCGAAGGAGAAGGGAACGCACAAACTTTTTGATTTCTCGCCCGGTGCTATATTTGTTGAATTTTTGAGGCTGCGAGCACCATCAGACAAGATGGGCGAGTTTATAGGTAAGTTTGAAGAAGAATGGGAAGGTTCGGCAACCATATTTACTCCTTACGAAATCGTTTCAAAACACGGGGGAATGTTCGTTATTCCGTGGGTGCGCCCCGATATAGTGGTGAATGTCGTAGAAAGAAGAATTGACGAAGTGGTGGATGCATTTATGAACACGCTTGCAGCCGACGAAGAGAAGTTGCGTTTTGTCCAACAAGTAACTGGGCTTACATCGCCAGAAGAAATTCGTAATTGGGTGCAAAATCGGGTTACCCAAATCCTTCTTGCCGCCTCACTCACTCCTATTTCGTTTCCCACAAGCCGCTCGGCAGCAGACTTCGGCGCTCTTCTGTTCTACCCCTCTAATATACTTGCGGAAACGCCGCCCTCCACTTCACTTGCACGCGCTTTTGCTTGGACAAAAGATGTAGGACACTTATTTGCCTCTCTTACACACGAGTTCTATCACCTATTTACAGCACCTCTAAAAGAAAAAATAACCTCTATCCCTATCGCATATTCAAAATTGTCCCCAGAAGAACAGTCACAACTTCGCCGTTTCCTGTGGTTTGTTGTTAACGATATGATACATCGCAGCGAAATTTCAGAACGAGACCGTAAGTTTGGAGTTGCCCTAATTAAGTTGTTACAGGATATGGCTATGCATGACGACAATGTCCTTGAATTTGAACATGCCCGAAACATCCAGCAGTTTGTTGTTGATGCCACTAGAAACATCCGAGAACAGGCACAAGCATATTTGGCGCAGAGGGGCATTGCTGTTCCCGCCGAGGCGCTGTTGGCTCCAATTATGTCCACAATATCCGCTTTGGAAGAATTATCTAGCAAACCGCAGTTAAAGCCACAGGATATAACCGCCATGATTGATGCGGCTTGGAGCCTCATTGCAGCAATACACGGAGACAGGTTTGTTAACGAGCGGCTAATTGGTGGGTTGCCAGAGGTGGGTGTTTCACCAGAGCAATTACAAATCATTCGTGGCGAACTTAGAGGGATTTTGCTTGATGTTGCAAAATCTTTGGCAGAACTAAGCAACTTAAACATCTTGATAAACGGCAAGAAACTGGCAGACTACTTTGCCTCTGCCCATGAACCACCCGTGAATGTGGGAGTGATTTATGACGACTTTGTATCTCCAACTGAGTTAATTTCTTACTTAACAACGACTTATGCGCATGTAACTGAGCGGGCTGCACGGGCAGTCCCAGAAGGCGTTGCTGCTTTCGCCAAGTTTATGTCTTTGATTTACTCTGGCGCTTACGAAGGAGACTTGGCTTCTTACCTTACATCGCTTTATTCTCCAGGACCCTTAGCCAAAATGTTTAGAGAGGCATTGCAAGCAGCAGAAGGGCGGTTCGGCAATCCAATCCTTAACACTTCCGAAATAATCAAAGCAGGTTTTGTTTTTGCAGCGGTGTTGGGTGATAAAGTTAACTTGCTTTTGAACCCTACACCAGACCTGCTTCATGAGTTGGCAAGAACTCTTCATACAACCGTTGTTGCCTTAGCACAAAGACCCGTGCCAATAACCGAGGAAGCCCAGAAGTTGCTTAGAGGCATTAGGCACACAAGAAGACAAGGACCGACACTGGAAGATTTTCGCAAGGCTTTCGGCGATGCTCTTGAGGTTATTNAAGAACCCTCTCCACCCGCAGAGCCAGTTCCAGAAGATTTGACAAAGATGTTGTTGCAAATTGGTAGGGTTGTCGTGGAAATTCCCACTAGAGACCCCAACTTCCGACAGATTGCAGAAGAAGTGCTGAACTTATTAAGAACTGCGCAAAGTCAAGAACCGCGTGAAAAAACACCTTCAGAAGTGGCGAAGGGCGTCATGGCGGCGTTGTCGCGAGGGGTAGAGCGTAAACTCAGAGGGGATGTTGGAGAAATACCGCTCCACGAATTTATGCATGAGGTTTTAGATATTATACCCGCGGACACCCCCTATCATCTGGTTATGGGCTTATTTGCTGCGTTAAAGCCTACATTTGATGAACTGGGTTGGCTTTTCCTCAGCGACCCAGAATTTGCCCATGTGGGAATGTGGTCTACAAACCTGTTTAGGGCTATCTTGGAGATAATGATGAACTTCGGTGTTTTGCAGCCACTAACGCAAACACAGAGGTTCTTAGAAGAAGTCACTCCTGAATGGACGGCTTCTACCCTCAAATCCATCGCTGCAGGTCTGAAAATTTATCAACAAACTCTAGAAGCCGTGCTCAGCAAAGACAACCTACTGTATTCAGATATGATGCAGGTTCTTGGTAATCCGCCCAGGTTTATCGCTGAAAGGGCAGGAACTTATGTCGTGTCCGAAATGATTGCGACGATGCGCACGCTTGCAGAAGAACACGCCGTTGCCCTCTTACCTCATCTAGAGAAGATTGTAGGTAGAGAATTTACACAAGAAGAAAGAGACCGCTTCAAACGGAATATCGGAGGCGCCATCGTTGCTGATATAACTCAATTCATTAAGTCTCCGAATACTACCCAACACATCATAGATAACTTTATGACGCTTGCGCATTACGCAAGGAATTTCCGAATGGCGTCTCCTTTTGAAAACCCCGAAATCCTTGCGGTAGAAATCGGAATTCCCCACTTTGACTACGAAGTTGCTGAATTTGTAAAAGGTGCAATTGGTGTGACAAGGTGGAAAGAACTTGAAGATAGATTGCTTACCGCCAAATCAGAGGAAGATATTCTTAAGATAGCCAATGAATTTGTTCAAACTGTATCACAGCGAGAATTTAGCGGGTTATTAAACGCCTTCGGCTCCATGTTCTTGACATTGGTCAGAAAGCATGCGGGGGATAAACAAGAGATTAAAATGCCCGCCGCAGATATTTTAGAGATAATAAGCGACAAATTGACAGGATATGTCGTTCCCGATTTACAATTTGTAGCAACGATGCCCGAACCTGCAAGACAACTCATTCTTGGTTTCAATAATGTTGTCAGCGAGGTTCTGGGTCTTTACCGCATTGCATTAGAGGCTGCCAAACAACCCAGACTTTTAGGATTTGAAACACCAGTTCCACCAAGACAATTAATAGATGCTGTTTTGAAGCATCAGCCCCCACAAACACACCGAAGTGTTTTTGCGAAATTAATTCCTTACGATTTGCTTCTTAATACTGTGCTTCTTGAAAGGCGAGAGAAGCCAAAAGAAGCCCAGCGAATTTCTCCACAACTTACCTATCCACAACTTTTGTCTGCAATTCACCAAATTATCTTCGGAAGGTTATTCAGCGATGTTTTTAAAGAACGACTTCATGATGTTGTCCAAGAGGTTGGACTAAAAATCACCGAAATGACGAATGGCTTAATGGATACTCTGGGTGATTACAAAAATGTTCCTGAGTTTCAAAGGATTGTTGACAGAATTCCACGGGTCATCCGGCGACATGCCCACATGTTGGCAAAAATGTATTTAGATACAAGGTCTGTGGGAAGCCCCGTTGATGTTGAAGGAATAATAGGAAAGTTCAACCCCACTGTGGTAATTGCTGATATAATTGGCGATGATGTGGCGGCAGGAAGAGTGCTTACTCAAGTTCCCGATATTCATAAAATCCTTGATGGGTTGGTTAGAGCAGCGTTTGTAGAAGAACTTCTGTCTTTGTTTGTGCAACAATACGGTGCCGAGCCCTCCTACAAACTCCAAGAAAATCATCCCAAGCCATGGCGCCGCCTTCTTGGACTTGAAGAAGAAGATGTTCAGCGCCGTGTGGAAAACACCATTGTTGCCATAGATACTTTTTCTGCGCTTTCTAAGGAATTTGCTACATCCGTTGTATTGACCGCCGCAATGGCAGACTGGAGCAACCCGCACGATGTTTCTGCCAAGCAAATACTAGAAGTCGTAGATGCTCTTTGGAGTTACGCTCTTATGCGTGAGCCCGAACAACGAAGAACCATTGAGCCTTCGGTGAAAGATGTCTTGGTTAAATATGCCGATATTGCCAAAAGTTATCTAGACCGTGTGTTGTCTTACGGGCTTCTAAGTGTTAGTGAGGTTAGAGAGTTTACCCAACGGCTTAATCGTGAAATTACAAAAATTATCGCCACTGCTACCAAAGAGGGATGGGCAGAGGCGCCCTATATAGAAAGGGGACGAACGATTTTCTCGGGGCAGAAGGAACTTGCCCGTTTATTGAATGAAATTGGAAGCCGATTGTTTACCAACGCCCTTGTTAACATGTCTAAGCGAATTGCTACTATTCGTGAACTCAAAAGCATTAGCAGGCATGACATCAGCGATGCGATTGTCGTCGCCAAAACCCGCGCCTACTTTACTCCACCCGTTCAAGAAGCATTGAAGGATATCCATGGGGCTTTTGCTGTAATTTATAGAGGACTGCCCAAAGATGCACGGGAGCAACTGAAGTTTACTCCGCATACGCTCAACAAGAGCCTTTACGCTCTAATGATTAGAACTATGGAGGAACTTTTGCAAACTTGGGAAGCACAACCGGGTTCATCCACCCACCTTGCCATTCACTCGGCAATGAACAACTTCTTTGTGGGATGGATGAATTATTACGCATCCATGCTTAAGGATGTGGCNAAGTTCTTAGAAACTGAAGTCGGCAAGAAAACAACGGAGAAAGAGGAAGTGGTTATAGAAACGCGCGAGTTACCAACAANAGTAAACCAAATCCTGAAATCGGCTTTGATTACCATGAAAGAGTTCGTTGAGTTTCAAAGAAGGCTTCGCGTGTTTTACGATGTGATGTCTAAACCAATAGAAGAACCAACAGACATTCTCTCGTATATGGCAGACATGATTGGAACCTATGTAGTAGAAAAACAGGATATTCCGCCCAATGCGCGAACTGAACTCAAGGGTCTGCTTAATGCAGCGGCGGCAAAGTGGGAAGATGCGGACAGAGAGCATTTGGAGATACTTAAACGAAGTATTGATGAGGGGTTGTTGACGGTTCTTATAACTGGACAGACGCCATTTGTTACTACCCCAGAGGGGGAACGGGTAGTAGACACAGAAAAGGTTAATGCTACATTGGCTCACTATGCAAAAGTTCTACAAAGATTTGAACAAAATGCAGAAAACGAAAGGAAAGCGGGCAATACAGAACGGGCTGATTATTGGGAGAGACAAGCCCAAATTATTAGGGATATTATGGACGAAATTGAAAATAACGACTTGTCTAGGGTGGGTCTTGTTCATCTTTCTGAAAGTGCCAAGTCTTCTGCGGAGTTTAAGGCTTTCTTAGAACTGCTGCGAGAAGTTTTTATCAATGCCCTCGGCACTTCAAAGTTAGAAGAAGAAATTTTGCCTAAAATCCCGAAGGCTTTGCATGGTGTCTTCCTTGAAAGCGCAAGAGCCATCGCCGCAGGAACCTCGCATGACACTTTGGGCTTGAGGTTGGTCTGGGGAAGACAAAAGGGTGCAGCGCTACATCGTTTCTTGGTTGGATTGTCTTTAATTGGAGCAGCGGCATTTGCCCTGCCATATTTGCCCCACTTTATCGGCAACATTCTTCCTGCCCTTTTGCACGATGTTGGGAGGGGTATCGCACAGGCTGTGCATTATGCAATGACACCGACGATGTGGTATACACTCTTTGCCTCTGGTTTGGTGTCTTACTTACTCAGAAACAAAACTTCCGACATTTCTCGTGTTTTGACCGGTGCGTTGGCTGGGGTTTCACAGTGGCTGACAAGAACTTTGCCCAGAATTGACCAAACACTTGTCGGCGTCAACAATGACATTGTATCGTTTGTCCGAAGAAACATGGGTGACCATTTGGCAGCCATTGCCCACGCCGTTATCGGTGAAATGCAAGTTCCCGCTGCTTGGAAGAACCTTGCTCTCTTGCCACACCTAGCCAACCAAATCTCGCAACTTAGAACCCAAGGAACCTTCCCCACGAAGAGCAAGGAACCGACAAAACTTGCAGAGGAAATTGTGAACTATACATTGGCAAGTGCCGTTTTGAACCAAGCAACTGCCTTGGGGGCGTTTATACACGACATGGCACGCGCAACCGAAAACACATTGATACANCGGGTTGCCCTCGTGAAATTCTTGCAAGACCCCACCAAGACCGAAGGGGTTGTGTTGGACTTTGCTGTCAGGACGGCACTTAAGTTGCTTGGCAAGCACGGCATTACCGCTTTAGATAAGACATTGGGTAGTTTCAGCAAAAGGAAGCCACTCAAGTTAAGCAGGATTGGATACATTGAAGACCCTGCTACAGGACAAAGACAGGCAATCTCTCTTGATGTTAACAATGCTTATTTGACCGTCAGCGGTCAAAGGAAATCCGTCGCAGATATGACCTTGCGAGAAGTTTTAGCGATGGGGCTCGGTCAAATCGCCGGCGCGGACTTAGATGCCTTGCTTAATTCGGACGAGAAAACCTTCAATAAAATCTTGAAACGGATTGTGGCAAACCACGCAGCACTGCTTAGAGACAGGATTAAAGGTCAACTTCTGGCTCATTTGGACGATGAAACACGAGCAGCCATTAAGTTCATTTCGTCCTATATCCAACCCGTTGCTTTGAACTTAATGGCGCCCGCCAAGAGACCCTATTTGGCTGCTGCTTTGGCTACCCATCACGAAGTTCAAGCAGCCTTCTTGATTGGTCTAAGATATTTGCAATCCCTCATTTCACACCCCTATGTAAGGAACTTGTTAAAGGCTGCTGGTTACGATATAGACCCAATCGTTTCGGAAATTGAAACTTTCTGGGGCGGTCTAAGGCAAGCAGGCGTTGCCCCCAAACTCATTGAGGATATAGACAGGGTTATGTTGGCTATCGGGAAAGAAATCAACGACGCCATGGCGGAAATTACCGCCAAAAGCCTGTCGCCGCAGGTGGCAATGCTCAGGATTAAGAAGGCGCTAGAAAGGGTTTCAAAGCCACTTGCGGGGCTGTTCCATGAAGCCGCCCACACAAGATACACTCCACTCACCAAAGCATTTAGGGGTAAGGTGTTGCCGTTCTTGCTTGGCGCTCCGTTCCTTTCCCTTGAAAACGATTTGAAGGAAGCGATTGTAGAACTGAGGAATGAAGGTTTCAATCAAGAATTGTTCTCTGTTGCCACTTCCACTTTCCCAGAAAAGGTTAGAAACCTACCCGAAATCATTGCAATGGAACAAACTCTGCGGTCGGGCAAAGTCACCCCCATGCAGATGCTTGATGCGCTTGACTATAGAATAGACGCCCTACTAAAAGAACTGGCTAAAACCCAGAAAGTCAAGTATGAAACCTTGAGGGCGGATTTTGATACTTTACTTGCTGCGCTTTACATCCATTCCCACACGCGAATGGAGCCACAGCACCGGGTGGAAAGCATTGACGATGTTTTCCGAAAGAGGTTGCCACAGCCAGTCAAAAGTTGGATTTTTGACCCAAGCAAGCCCCTGGGCAGAGAGGCGGCGCAAATTAGACAGAAGTTGTATCAACTTGCTTTCCCTTATGTAGTATTGTTGAATTATCTTGTTAAAGGACACGGAATGAAAGCATACCTCGGCGACCTTTACAATGGCATAGGTCCCGCCTTTGCCCTTACAGAAGAGCGATATGTGCCACAGTGGGGCGATGCCTCCCAGAAGCCACAAATTCTAATTGTTGACCTAATCCAAGATGTCTTCGGAAGACTTCCGCACAAGCCACCCAAACAACCCTTTGAATTTACAAGAACGGGCAGAGGCACAGTTCCCTTTGAGGATTTCAGAGATGCTATGCGGAGGGCTATCCATGCTTTCAAGACCAAACAGGTCATAGACAAGAACAGACCGTTGGTTGAAGGCGTCATCGCATTTATGCCGCCGGCTCTAAAACACATGTTGGCTTGGCAACTGGCGAATGCCCTTTCGCCCATGGGAATTACGGGTTACAAGAAAGTCCCATGGACATTTGAAATCGGTGAAGACATTGCCAAAGCCATTGAGGATATGTTTGATGCCGCAGGGAATTACTACAAAACTCACTCCGAAGCCCTTGCCAAGAGACAGGGCGACGCTTTGGACAAACTGCTTGCAGCATTTCAAACTCAAGTCTTGTGGCTTAACCCGCGCTCCTCCATTCGGCAGTTAAGTTCCCTGTTTTATGCAGCGGCACAGATTAGCAGAGACTTCAATGACCCTATGGCTTATTACATCGTTGGCATCTTTTACCCACGAGCCATCAACATCATCAGGGCTTTGTTGAAAGGCGACACTTCTAAACTCAACGATTTTGAGCGGTTTGTCTTGGAGCACTCGCCCGAAATTCAATCTCGCCACCTCGTTACCCTGCGTGAAACTTTGAACGCAGCACAAGAAGTATTGGAGAAGTTGATGGCTCGCCCAGAAGGGGCTAAGTTGCTAGAGACCCTGTTAGACCCCGCTGCATCACAAGCAGACAGGGATGCTGCGGTTCAACGGCTTGAAGAGTTGTTCGTTTTGGGCACAGACCCTGCGTGGTGGAAGGAAGCAGTCCAAAAGGTTAAAGAGTGGGGGTTTGCGATGCTGAGGTTAAACGACGAAGCAGCAGTCCTTGCTACAAAGTTGGCAGCCATATGGATGTATCTCGCCCACAACGACATAACGGGCATTCCCGACGAAAAGACGCTATTTGCGGCTCTCTCCTATGGTTCTGCCGTTTCTGAAGCAATCCATTCCACGCCGCTTGAAGGATTTAGACCGACTGCGTTTAGAGGGAGTATGGAGAAAGGACCGGCTGCGTGGGTAAAGAGGGCGTTCTTTATCCCGCAAGTCTTCAGCCAGTTCATGGTCTACACCTTTGCTGCCGCTGACACATTTAGAAGGCTCTTGGGTTCTGCTTATGATGCGATTTTCAACAAAGAATTACCGCTTAGAGAGAGAATTACCGATTTGGCTTCAGCCCTTACAGGAATTTTGATGTTACAAATTGGGTTTGCGGCGCTGAATGGTTTCTGGATGGGATTGATGCAAAAGCCGCTAGAAGAACAGCCCCTTGGAACTTTTACTTCAGAAGAAGAACAAAAGAACGCAACAGACCAACTGATGTCTACGATGCTTGGCGCCCTCAAGAGTTCTTTGCCCAAACCCTTGCTTTTGGGTGTTTCTTATCTCCTTTCTTTGGTGCCACTCAGGCAAAGGATATTACAACGAACTACTTTCGGCACGATTACCGAAAGAGACCTGCCGCCGTTCCTTCAATTTCTTAATAGAATTATCCTCTCGTTAACCAACGCGTATACTTCCTTTGGAAATGTAAGCGGGGTAGAAGAAAACGAAGGAACATCCAAAGTTCAAGAATACTTTGACAAGTTGCTTCTTGTCGCGCCGAGAGACCAAATCCCGGGCTTGGTGGCGGACACGCTACAGTTTCTCTCCCTTGCGGCGTCACTTAGGTTCCCAGCAGCAAGCCTCTATCCCGCGGGTCTTATCGGTCCTGCGACGCGGGTTGTTGCGAGTGCCGTAGAAGGTTTGCCAGTGCCCGCACAGATAACAGAAACCTTTGGAGGCGCTCGCGCGGGGCTAGTGGCACAAGCGCTTGCGGGGACGCCTGCACCCGGTGGATACAGCGAATTGTTGTCGCCGACGCCACGAGATATTGCTTTTGCTGTTACGACAAGAAGTGGCGAAGAAATGGCATTTAAGTTCTTGGATGTCACAGAAAGATATGATGTGCCGAGTTTCGTTGCTGAATTGATTGCCATTGCAAGGACGGCTAGGACGCCTACAATTTTCAAAGCCTTGAATGAACTTACCAACCCCAACTTCTACATTTCAATAAAGCGACCCTCGGCAACCCAAGTCATTCCAACGAGCGTTTCTGAAAATCATCCTATGGTTGCAAGTGTCACCAAACTGTATGATGCCATGATATCTCCAACCCCAGATAAATTCATTGAGTTTGTGAAAAGCGACCCCATACGGTTTGCTTGGCTTACGGCGCTGTTCGGTTACGACTACATCATGGACAGGTTTAGCGCTCTTTCCAAACCAGAGTGGACTAAGCGGTTGAAAGATATCGGTCAACTGGAAGTTGTCTTGATTGGTTCAGGAATGAAGCCAGAACTTGTCTCTGCTATTGCCAATATTGCCCAGAATAGCACCCAAGCCAACATTAGGTTATACTTAGAGCGGCGACAAGAACAAGTTAGACAGATGCAGCAAGCACGGCAAGTCACACGCATAAGAGAGCAAATCCAGACGGGACGGAGGGGCAAGTAATGCCTAAGCACAAATTCCTAATCTACAGCACAGAGGGTTGGGGTTGGAATATCGCCCCGTTGTTACAGGATATGGGGCATGAAGCCGTTGTCTATATCGCCGACCCAGAGATTAAGCACATTGGCGATGGTCTTTGCGACAAGGTTGACGATTGGCGAGAAATTGCAGCAAAGGACAGATATAGGGAATGGATTTTTGTTTGGGACAACATCAAGCATGGAGAAATCGCAGATTACCTCAGGAGAGAAGGATGGAGGGTTTGGGGAGGGGGCAGGTTTGCGGACAGGTTAGAAAAAGACAGAGAGTTTGGCAGAATGTTTTGTGAGCAAGCAGGGCTGAAGACGCCACCAACACAGACTTTTCCCAATGCCCAAGCCGCCCTTGAATTTGTCCAAGAAAACCCCGGGCGCTATGTCTTAAAACCCCATGACAACAAGATAGCCGTCTATGTTTCTTATGGACATGAAGATGCGATAGAAATGCTTGAATATTGGAGCGGTTTGTCTGGGCTAAAGAATACAGAGATAGATGTCCAGAAATACATTGAGGGTCGCAACATTGATGTTGAGGTTTGGTGGCACAACGGAAACTTAATCGGTCCACCAAACTACGACATAGAGACGAAATTTTTCTACCCTGACGACATGGGACCGATTGTGGGTTGTATGACCTCTGTTGTTTGGTGGTCAAAGCAGCCATCAAGGGCGTGGGATTTGGTCAGACAGATACAGCCGCTGATGAAGCGGTTGAAGTGGACGGGTCCGATTTCCTGCAATATCATCGTGGAAGAAAGCACACACCAACTGTATGTTCTGGAATGGACACCGAGATTTGGCTACAACGCTTACTATTGTCTGTGGGAACTTTACCCTGATTGGGGCGAATTATTTGCAAGAACATTTGAAGTAGAAGATGACGAGGTTGTTTGGAACGACATCAATACCCACCAATTTGCCGTCGCAGCGGAAGTCAGCATCGCCCCGTATCCCTTTGAAAGCCCCGACAAAGAATTGATGCGAAAAGTTTACAGTCGGTTGGAGGGAATGCCAATCTTCTTGGAGGACAATTATCCTGCCAAAGTTTACCCCTGTGATGTTTATCGGCATCCCAACGGTCACCTTGCCTGTGCGGGAGTAAACGGAATTATCGCAGAAGTCGTTGCCGTAGACGAAAACCCAGAAGCGGCTTGGGAGAAGGTCGTTGCTACCGTTAAGGCTTTGAAAATTCCTACGAAACAAGCAAGGATTGCAGATGGTATCAAAGACTTTCAAATCTGGTTTCCGAAGTTTAAGGAATGGAGGATTGTAGGGGATATTGAACCAATATACGCCCCCGCAATCAAGGGAATTCGCCGAGAAGAAGAGCCTCAGGTTCATCGTGTTTTAATTCCACGCCTGATTTAGGAGTGGTGTCCTGTGTTTACCAAAGTATGGACAGCGCTTGCTTTATCGGTTCTCTTTGCTACACAACATCCACCTTACAATACAGACCTTGCATTTCGTGTCGCCATCAACGGAACTTTTTACGATGCGAAAACGGGCTCTCTTGCTTCTTTGCTTTTTGTTGACGGCAAGAAGTTGGGTGAATTTCCTGTCCAATCAACACGGGTGCGCGGCGGGTTTGTTTGTCTTGTATCGGGAGAAGTTTGGGCTGGCTACTTCAAGGTTTATAAGGGCAAACTATACTTTTCAGACAATACTCTCTTAAACGATGTAGGCATCCCCTGTGATGAACATTTTTGGAAAATAACCAAGTGGGCGGTAACAGGTGGAGGGTTGTTTTTGATGAACGGGAAGATTGTTCAGGGTGTGGGGCGACGAGAGGGGCTAAGTAGTTACATCGTCAATCACCCACGATTTTCCTTTTTGTTACTTCACAAAGACCGAAAAACCATTACTGGGTGTATTTCTACTACCCGCTCTCCTTACGAGATTGCCAAGATGCTTGAGGGGAAATATCTTGCTATGTTACGACTTGACGGAGGAAGTTCAGTCATCGTTTTCAGGGGTAAAAAGCCCAGATGGATAAACAACGCCATTGGGATTAAATAGTGGCATGTGAGGAGGGTCGTAGTTAAGCCAGACAAATTCTTCAATATATTCTGACTGCTCCCCTTTTTGCTTTACTCTTTGTCTTTTCGGATACATCCCAATGCTAATCTTCTTCCAGCCGCGTTCTACGAGTTTGTCGTAAATCCTGTTGTCGTAACCCGACAAAATAACCCTTGCCTTCATCCCAAGCAAAAAATCAACCATCTCTTCGTGCTGTTTGTTTGTCCACTCAAATTCATAGTAGTTAGGTTTTTCCCTTGTTTCGTGGACATAGGGCGGGTCTAAGTAAACGACGGCTTCTGGCACATCTTGCTTCTCTAAAATCTCCCTATAGTCTTTGCAAAATATCCTTGCATTCCTTAGCCTTTGGTGCATATAAAACAGTGTAGCAAGCCGTGTATCGGACAACTTGTTGGTTCTTTTTGTTCTTTGATAAGGGAAGGTTCTTGATTGCGGGTAAACCCCAGCATCGGGACACATTGAATTCCATGCAAAGAAAGCCCACGCAATGTCTACCAAGTCGTCTTCAGTTAAATTGGCAAGCATTTCTTCGGATGTTTCATATTTAGCAAGTTCCACCCGAAGCCGTAAAATTTTGTCTATCAATTCGTGAAACAACCATTCGTGACAATAAGTTGTCCAGACCCTTTTGGTAAACATATTGAACAGGTTGGGATTTTGTATAACTAAGTAGAAGATGTAGAGTATTCTATAGATGTCGTTGATGACTTCCACAACGGCGGGTTGTTTTTGGAAGAACACATGTCCTGCTCCAAACATTGGTTCAATGTAAATGTCGTGCGGCGGCATCAGTTCAATTATCCGTTTGGCTTGATAAAACTTACCGCCGACATAGTTAAGAATTCCTGTCCGTTTCTTTTTGTGCTTATCGTCTATTTCGTCCATTGATGTGCGAATGACCAATTCCGCAAACTCATCCCATGTCACCATCGTGTTCACCCCACACAAAGCGATAATCGCCGCCCCGGCGGCGAACCGGGGCGGCACGAAGGATGGGCGCCACGCGGACTGGGAGCGTCGGGTGCTTTCAAGTGCCAATACTAATTATTACGCTGGCAGCCGATTTGTCACCGAGTCCTTCATGACCTCTTCACTTTCGTCGCCGCCGGCTGGCTCGTCTTGGTTACCTGCGTCTGGGGGTTGGGAATATGCCCCGTCCCCTTCGGAGCCTTTCTCTGCAAAGGCGGTAACCTCTTGCTGCTCGGCGCGTCTCGGAACGCCATGTTTGACACCTCCTTGGGCGGTAATCTTGGACAACGATGCCGATGCAGCGAAGATATACAACATCGTTGCCAATTCGTTGGCAACAGATGGGGGCAGCAAAACGCCTACGGTTGCTTGTTTGTTGGCGCTAAAGAAAACGAGCAACAGTGCCGTGTCGGTGTCCTTAAACTCCACAGGAAGCCTCTTTAGCATCTCTTTTGTCGGCTGCACTATCTGCAATCCGATGTTTGATGTGCCGCCCACGGCGAGAAGCACGGACGACGAAATACTGAAGTCGTCGTCTATCCGTTGTATGGGCACAAGTTCCAAGACATCCATGCCCTCCATTGTTTATCACCTCTTTAAGTTTAGCACGATTTGGTTCATCACGACAGTCTTTACGGGGATGTCAATGCCGAGGCTCTGGAAGATTTGCTTGGCTGCTTCGGTGTCAAGCCGTTGTTGCTGGATTTGCTTGACCATGACGCTGCCCTCATCAGTTTCCACTGTTTGGTTGGGCGGAAGGAGTTCAATCAGTTGCGCTTTTAGTGCTTCTTGTTTCTTTTTCAGTGGCGTCAGTTCCGCTTCTACTTCGTTGATGGCGTTTGTGATGTCAATATAGGCGGAGATTATCTCTTTGAGTTGTTGGGCGATACGCGGGTCTCCTGCAATGGTCATCAATGTGTCGGCGGGCTTTTGATTTCCGTGACAGTAACGGTAGAATGGACAGTAAGCAACACCTTCTCTTGTTGCGAACTTGCAGGGATAGGCGTTTGGAGAATAGGGCGGCTTGATGTCATCCATCACCTCGGGATTTTGTGCCAAGTTGTTTGTGAACCGAACAAAAGCCCATGCTTCGTCTTGGATGTATTCTAAATCCTGACCAGAGAAGACGATTTGGTTGTATCGTGTGGGGTTTGTCCTGTCAACATAGACGAGAACCGCCGCGTGAGCATCAACTAAGGATGCGTAAATTGCTATTTGGCGTTGGTGGGCAGGGAAATTGGCTGTATAGACGATGTTTGGCGAGACAAACTTGAAGTCATAAACGAGTGTCGTGTCGTCCTTGCGGGCAATCAGGTCAATGCGGGCATCCCACACAATTCCTTCGTGTTCCTTGTGGATTTCAACCTCGGTTTCGGTTCGGTAGCCGAGTTCTTCCAGAGCCTCGGCGTATCGTTTCACGAAGTAGTCATGTAGTGCCTCTCCAAGTTGACCGAGCCAACCCAAATCCTTCCACGCCCATGGGTCACCAACTTCAGGCTTCGTCAGGTGTAAAACCACCTTCCTCTCGCAGTTCAACTGGCTCGGTTTCCAGCCCTTCTTCCACGCCAACTCCTCCGCTTTGGGGCGGTAAATCTTGACTTCGGGCACTTCTAATTTCATGTCGCTCTACCCCCATTTCTTCTGGGATGTAAAGTCCAGACAACAAATCGGGGAAGGCTTTGCGGAAGGCTTGTGCCTCTGCGACTTTCTGTATCATCGTCGCAGGCATAACCTTCCAACTCGCCTTCTCTCGGTTGTATTCGGAGAGCAAAACCCGCTGGACGACTTGTCGGGTTTGCTCTCCGTCTTGAACGAAGACGACGCACCAGCCGCCGTAAAGTTGCCAACCCGGTGGCACAAATGCGCCTTCAATTTCCATGACATCAACTTCATGTTTTGACAGACCCTCCTCAATCTCCTTGAGTTTGAGGAGAGCCTCAAGAATTGCGGCTTTGTGTTCGGGGGCTTTCTCGGCGATGCTCTTCAGTAGTTCCCCCACCTGTTCTGCGAACGCAGAACGCGCCCTATCTGGGTTTTTGCGAACGACGATGACGCCGCTTGTGAAACCCCTAAAAGAGGGGTGCGATTGGGCGTTGCGCATGAAAACAAACCGACTAACGATAATCTGGGCGGGTTCTCGCTCGTCATATTTGACGAGGTAAGCGTCGCCGAGAAATGGGTTGAGTTTGTAGGCTCTACAGGTTGCGATGAACTTGTAGATGTCGGCAAGGCTGGCGCGGGGATTGATTAGACTTCTGATTGTTGAGGCGGATAATTTGACGGTATTACCCGTCCAGTCTTCGTAAATGATTTCCTGTGGCTGTGCTTCCGATGCGGGTTCAATTGCCGTTTGTGTCTTTTCCTGCGCCTCCTCTGCCGCCTGCCGTGCCTTTTGCAGTTTTTGTTGAATTCGTTCTTGCATCCCGAACACCCTCCTTTAGGAGTTTTTGTGCGTTTTCTGCCAAGCGGACAAGTTCCTTCGGAGCCTGTCCGCCCATCTTCTTGACGATGCGAACAAGACGACGAAGTAGCGACTTTGCAGCCATTAGATTGGTTACGGTGTCAATGTAAACATGGAGCATAAATCGCTTTTCTTCCTCGTAACTTTGTCGCTGCCTGTTCAACATCAGATTGACCTTTGTCTTCAAAGCATCCAACATTTCGTCAAGGGTTACATGATATATCGTGCGTAGGTGTTCTGGGTTTCGGTTGTCATAGAACCGAATTAAGTCGTGAAATTGTTCGTCCATCTTTGTTCAACCTCCTTAGAGGGCAATGTGGAATTAGGGCAATACCAAAATACCCACGAACACGCCGAAATATTTGCCGTTGGGGTTATCGGAAAAGTAATAAATGGGCGGCGATTTCGTAAATTGTTGTTTTCCAAACTTGAATTCCCAAGCAAAATCTACAAGTTGTTCATTGGCAAATTTTAGTGTTATCAAAGAGTGTCCGTGATGAACAAGTCCCGGTAGCCGTGCTCTACACAGAGGCTCGTCGGCTTCAATAACAATTGTAGCCCTACTGGCATGAAAAAATTCAAGACCCATAGTCAATTCACCAGATTTCTTTGCTTTGACAAAGGCGTAATTGTAGATGGCTGGAGTGGGTGCCGTTGTTGGGATGACAATACGAGCCTCATCGGCAAAGGTGAACATGGGGCACTTGGGCAAGGCAGAGGTTAACCTGACAAGGTTTAGATGGTCAATCTTGGTGGCAAGAAGGGCTGCTTCAAGACCCACGGTAGGATTATTCAACTCGGTAACACCTATGCCAGCGGCAACAACAAAGTGTCGTGGAATAAAGAGGGGAATTGATTGAAGATAATTCCTTCCTGCCTTTGTTATCATAAAGGCGTCGCTGGTGATTTCTGCCATCTGTTCGTCTTCTGACATCATGACTTCCTTCATGACCTTCCCTCCTTTGGGCATGGGGATTTTACCCCAAGGGGCAAGGGTTTAAACATCGTTGCCCCTCACTTCGGTGGCTTGGCTAAGCCTTGACTTGTTGTCCTTGACAAATTCCACAACTGCTCTATACAGGGCTTCTTCCACCTCAGACCAAGCCTTAAAGGTAGGGTCGGTCAGGTGGTCATTGGACAAGAGGACGACAGGTGTCGTGTCCAAAACGGTCAAGGCTTCTGCGAAGGCAGGGGCAAAGACAGAAGTTTCCCCTGCCGAGGGATAAAACAGGACGACTTCTGGATTGGTGACGGCATTTGACCATGTTTGTGTCAAGACCTCAAGCCATTGGGGCACTCTATCTATCAGCGACTTCATAAACTCAAAGTAGAAGTGTCGGTAGTTTGGAGGATTAAGGGGGAGATACATCGCAGCAAGGGCTGCCTTCCTGAGTTTTGCAGTATCGTTGAATAGAATATAGCGCTGCGGTGCTTGACCGTTCCAAAGGATATAGTAAGTAGCATAAACGGCAAGGGCGCGCTCAAAGCCCTCGGCAATGGCTTCCAACACAGCCTTCAGAAGGTTAATAGAGGGGGCGTAGTTTGCCGATTGAACCTTACCAATCCACCCCTGCCACCTCTTTTTTCGTTCCTCTATCGTTGTGATGTCCTTTTCGCTTCTCCTGAGTTTCCGCAGGTTTGATGCTGCCCATTGGCAAAGGGGCGACATACAGGTGACTTTGTATTCATCAAATCGTTCTCGTAGGTAATCTATGTGTGGAGACTTGATAGAATGAACCCAGTCAAACTTCCAGCCGCCAGCCGTTGTTTTTAGCCACCGTGACGCCCTGTTTCCGCAGATGATGCATTCTCGCCACATATTGGGCAGGAAATTCTCCCGTGTGAGTTCAAACAAACTGTTCATGAGGCGAAGGAAAAGTTCGTAGACGGTGTAGCAGCGAGGCGAACAAAACCTACTTTTGGACTTGTAGGCGTAGAAATGTTTTCCACAAGAGATGCAAGACTTAACATGTTCAAGCCCAGAAAGGCGGGCGAGTTGGAATATTCTATGAGCAAGATATTGAACAATGTGGGGCAGGCTTCTTCGGTAGGTTTCATATCGCTCCTGACCCACCGTTGCAGGAATGTTGTGTTCAAGCAAAGTGTCCCATATGTCAACGGCTTGCTTGAGCAATTTCCCGATTTCGCGGTATTCGGGGATGGGGTGGGTTTCCAGTTCAGCCATCCACTTGTTTATGTTCTCCCGATAACTTTCCCTTTGTCCTTCCCAAGCAAGCCATTCGTCCTCATTTGCCATCGCCACAACCAGTTTTTGTCGCATGGGCTCTCCGCTCCTTTAGTTGGGTGATGCACTGTAAACAAAGCCAAGCCCCCTTGCCTGACAACCCCATCGGCGGAGATTGCTCTCCCCAGTAGAAGTAATCAATGTGTTGAACGCAACAACTCTTTCTGCACAGACCACATTCCCAGAAACGGCGGTTTTTGCACATGTGGCATGTTGTCATTGTTCTTGCCCTCCTTCATCATCAGTGTCGGCTTTTGATGCTGCTTCCTCCCACTCCTTCAGTTTTTGTATGCACTCCAAGCAAAGCCATGCCTGTTGCTTCTGCAGCCCTTCTTTGGGCGAAAACTCATACCAGTAGTGGTAGTCAATGTGTTTGTGGCAACACCAATTGTCGCATTTAGAGCACTTCCAGAAGGCGTTGTTCTGGCACGCGTAGCATTTGTGCATGTTGTCATCCCTCCTGTTCAAATTCTCTCTCCAACAACCACGACATCCGATGGTAGAAATACCACAGGTCTTCTACTAGTTGCATGTGAAGTGAAAGGAAAGCGTAAAGAGTTGCAATGTCTTTTATGGGTGCGCCGTCGTGTCTCCACTCCATAAGATATTGCGGCTCGGTAATCATCAGGGCATGTTTGACATAATGGACGATTTCGTTGCCGAGAAGTTGTGCAAGGAACTCGTGTTTTTCTAGTTGCTCGCTGACATTTTTCAACCAAGTGTGGATATTTTTGAAGGCGACGACGGGGTTATAGAAAGCCGCTGATGACCTTCGGGTGGCGAAAAACAAAGACGACACGATGGTGGGGCAGACAAGAACATGGATGTCGTTCATCCAGTGTTTGAACTTGTTGCGGGCGAATTCCAGCACCTCTTTGTCCAACTTTTGCATCTTTATGCACCTCCCGTCACAAGTTGTCGGATGACTTTGTTGGCATGTGCGGCATTTGTCGGCACACCTTTTAGTTTGGCACAAATCTCGTCGTATAGCAACGACGCCAACTCGCGCGGGTCTTTTCGGTTAAGCGCTTCTCCAAACCGCTTTTGCAAGAGCCGCGCGAGCCAATCCACCGCAATCGTGCCCTTCGTAAAGTCAAACATCCAGTCCAACCAAAGCGCCGTGTAGACGACAACACCCCGCGTCTTTTCATCAAGACACTCCAAGTCCGACGGCATTGGCGACATCTTGCGAAATTCCACAGACATTGCGACTACACCCCCTCGGGTGTATATTGACAAGGCTTTATAAAAGCCCCTGCTGTGGTGAGGGGCAAAATGGGGCTTTGTAACCAAGCGTAACCAAGATGTAACCAAATTTGTAACCTGAAATCGGCAATTTCCCCAGTAAAATAAGCAAAAATTGGTTGGTTACATAAGTTACATGGTGTGGAAGGTAGTTGGTGGGGGTGTGTTGTTGTTGTTGTTGTTGTCGCCGTCTTGAGGTTTTGCCTTGTTGTCTGTGTAACTTGTAACTTGTAACAAAAAGACCAAGCAGGCTTGGGATTTTGGGCGAGGGGGTAAGTTACATTTTGGTTACAGGGCTTGTAACCTGTGTAACCTCGGTTACTTCCTCTATATATAGCCCCTCTGGCGCTGTGACCCTCGTGACCCAAGTTGCTTCCTCTATATATAGCCCCTCTGGCGCTAAAAGGGCATGGGAACATCTTCCTCGCCCCCTTCAATATCCAACTGTAGTTGCTCTTCGGTAGTAATGTCTGGCATGAAGTCTCGCCCTGCCACTTCAAGGTCAAAGATAACCGCCCTTATGGGCTTATTTTCAGAATTCTTGACAACCTCGTTCAACCCTACGATAACGGGATGGTGTCTCTCGTAGGCGGACTTGAGTTGTAGATAGACCTCGTAACTGGACATTTGGAAGAGCCTTTCGTCTCGGTATCGTTTGCTCAGTTTGTCCAAGAGGGATTTCAGCCTAATCCACAACTTACCTGCGCGTTCTCCTTTTTTGACTATCCCCCAATCTTCTTCTTTGACCAGCAAATCCTCCTTTTCGCTCCACCAGTAACTCAGTATCCTCGCTACTGGGTCGTGGAGAGGTGCCGTTTCCGTTTTGCCGAAAAAATAGTGGGCAATATCACCTGCCTGAGGGACGGTTGCTCCCAGGCTCTGTGCGAACTTTTGAAAAACAATCCAGCCGA